GAAGTGGTGAAGGAAAACCAACAGCAGTGTGAATGCTATACCAAATGAGGGGTTGGTTTTTAAAGGATAGATGCAGCGAATCCAATGAATTGGTGCAAATTGCCAGCGAACGATTGTGAGTGTTGGAAGGCATATTTGTTGACTGTAAATATGGTATCTCCGGCAATATCGGCAGTTATGGTCAGTAGTCTGTCATAAAAGCGATCTTTTTCCGGAATTACGGGGTCTGTTGTTTGGTAAACTCCATTATCATCAACTGCGGAAGTGGAAAGTGGATAATAGTTGCAGGCTCCAGTTTGGGTGAATTCCCAAGTGAAGTGGCCTGCTGAAGAAACTTGAACAGGGGCTCCTGTCATATACAGGGAGCTACATAGAGAGCTGGTTGCTGTAGAGAAGGAATCAAGGTGGCCGTAGCCATTGAACATACAAAGATTTGAAAAATCAAGTGAGGTTGATGAAACAACGCCAACATAGCCAGTTAAGCCGGCAGGATTGGTGTCGAAAACAACACGATTTTTTACGGGTCCTGATGCAGTAAGAAAGTGTGAAAAGATGAATTGGGGCAAAGTGCCTCCAGAGAATATTGGATTTCTCATACTTCCTTGGGCTATTAGAACAGGTGTGGAACGAAGTGTGCCAGAGCAGTTGTAACCGTTGAAAGCAGTGTTTGCAGTTCCACGGAATGCTCCAGCGATGAACTCAGAAGAGATGTACTTTCTGTAGTCATCGTCAGCACCCATAAAGGAAGGTTTGGATATTGATGTGGTTGGATATGGAAGATCGGTTAATGTGATGATATCATTGACGGCCTCATAAGCAGCGGAGAGAGGAACATCTACGGGAAGACGTCCTGTCTTGACTGGATTAGTAGGACCGGCAAGAGGATCGAATGTTTTAGGCATGGGCTCATCACTGGCTGAAATTGGATTGGAGAATCCAGTGGTGGCTGCGGTGATGGTGTTTGGGCCAGTAGTTTTGTACCAAGCCATAGGAGAACGAACATCATTGTATGGAAATGAAGGAAACATGTTGCGAAATGCGGGATTGGCACGTTTTATGTTGGTAACAACAACCTCATGAATAATTTGGAGATTGGATGTAATGGTTGTTGGGATGGCGGACAAGCCTGTTGGCTCAACAATGAAGACATGGTCCTCAGTTGGTGCGGGCACGAACAAATCTTTTGCTGTAAAGTTGGATGGTATGTGACCGCTGGAGAATGGCCAAATGCAAGGGACATCGAAAGACCAAGTTTTTCCAGAATTTCTCATTTTCTGAAGCTCAGCTCCGGAAACCCGGTGAACAATGTCAGCATAGGGAATAGCAGCAGATGTTGTTGGATAAACTGGCTTAAAGAATGTGTTCTTGGTGACCATTGGGTTCTTGTTGAGGGCACCAGTTGAGCTTGAGGTTATCCAATGAGCTTGATGAACTCTTTCGTATGGTATGCGCAGAAAGAGAAGATTGTATGACATGGTGTCAGAAATGGCTGGAATTGTGACATGATAGCGAATGTGGTAATCAAAGGAAATTGCTGAAAACTGATTGAGACGCAAGAGCCACATAATTTGGCCGGTGTTGACGGAATGTGTTATGCCAGTAGCTAGCGTTAGTATGTTGCTAAGGTTGCCCCAGCTAACAGTATTGACGTAGGCACTGGCTGTTAAGTAGCTAATGGTATGAGTTCCAGCAAGAAACTTCATTTTGGTGAAGAAAAATTGATCTGATTCGTCAGGAAGAGTAGACTCCATAGGCCTTAAGGACCATGAATTTGAAGTCTGGGCATTTACAAGTGGTGTGATACCAACACGAGCAAGTTGAGCGTTGGTTTTGTTGACGGCAAAGGAGACAACAGCGTCCGCCACGGCAAAGGCGGCAGCAACCTCACCCGAAAGAGGAGTATCAGTTTCAAGGCGAGGGGCTCCAGATTGAGTGAAATCGGAAAGCGGATATCTAAAAAGAAACGAATTATTAAGACCATAGTCGGGAGGAAAGAAGGAGTCACTGAACTGGGGTCCAGAGGCCTCCGAAAAGACGTCTAATGTATAAGAAACTGGTTTTCCAGAAGTGTTGGTGAGGCGAAGAGTGATATTTGGAAAGAACATGTACCACGGAGCAACGATCATATGATAAAGAGTTGAAGTACCAGGATCAGGTGTTGTTGAAAAACTGGTGGGGTACTCCAAAGTTGGAACCGTGGGTGTGAGAAATGTGCAAGTTTTTGGTAATGACTCGTGAATGAAAGCAACATTGTTATTTATGGAAAGTGGGAACAATTTAACATCCGAAGTAGTGAGGCGGTTAGCTGTGGCCAGTAAGGTCTCATAGCGGTAACCTTCGGCGGGAGCGGGCCAATTTTGGGCTCCAGTGTTAACAGCAGCATTAGTATTTGCGACTGCAGACGTGCGATTTCTAGGAGGAAAAAGAGTGGCGCCGGTAGTGGGTCTAGTGAGTGTTTGAATGCCAGCCAATTGAGTTGGTGCTGGTTTATCATTCATAAAAGCGATGACAACTCCTGATTCAGCATTGCTGAGGAGTTGCAGAAAAACTGTGGTTTTGAAACTGATAGTCTTTCTGCGCTCAACTAGATTTTTCCACATATCCTGGCTTCTGTAGGCTGTATTGTTGCCATCAGAGTAAAAATCCTTAACTAAATTTCTAACATTAATGTTGATTGAAGCGTTTGATGCAATTGAACCAGCCGTAGTGACGGGAATTGAAAGCTTGTTTTTGGTGACTGTGGTTGGCTGATCAAGAAAAATGGCGTCTAGCGAACGAGATGGGACAGTGGACGGATTGGCGTCTTCGGGTCGGTTTGAGATAAATGCAGAGTTTGGGGAGAAAACCTCTTTTTGAAACGTGGGTTCAGAGGAGTTAAGTTCCGAGGCAAGATTTGATGTATTCATTTTAGTAGTCTTTGAAAGAAATTTCGGCCGCGAAGCGACCATTGAAGGTAGGGCGGCTTCCAGCCCTAACTTCATGAGGAAGTGGTATGTGCATGTTTATGCCATGTTCTTTCATATGGCTGCTGACTGCAGCTGTTCTTTGAAAGAAGACGTCATCGGGGTGTTGTGCGTACTCGCGTATCATAGCGTCCACAGCGACACGGACTCCTGTGGCAGGTCCAAGACTTTTCCTGTACCAGTACCACATGTTGTCAATCACGTCAATTTGAAGTGGGCAACGAAAGTAGTTGGGAGTGTTTGGGTCTCTATACCAGGCACGCTTGAGAAATGTAATCTCATGGAAAGAAGAATGAGCCTTTGTAATGGCTCCTTTGTTTCCAGGGGTAAAGCGAACTCCTAGTTTCGAGGCTGTGTCGATGAGTTGTTGGAGAGTGAACTTGTAGCTAGTTGAAATAGCGGAATCATCGCCATAGGCAAAAATTCGGAAGTTCTTCTCGATTTGTTCAAAAGTGTCACCGGTGAGGCGGCGAACTGCTTCGAACATAATTGACTCGAGAGTGGCACCGTTGGAATCTCCTGTAACGAAAACGCCACTAGTGAGTGCGCAACCAAGCCAGTAAAGATGGGATCCAATTCCGGTGTACATGGTTACGATTGAGGCCGCAGCAGATCCATAGGTGGTTTGCATTTGCAGCCACAACTCACGGTAGGAG